CAACTTCCCTAAAGACCAGGAACGTATTACTAAAGAAAACTTTATTGATGAAATGGGCGATGTGCTCTGGTATTTAACTGCATGTTGTTTTTCCCACGAAACAACTCTTGAAGAGATATGGGAACATAACGTAAAAAAGCTGCAGGAAAGACATAGCACAGACTTTTACGAGAGAGGTACTAATAATGAATGATATAATAAATCACCCATCACATTATACATCAGGTAATATCGAAGTCATAGACTTCATAGAAGACAAGGAATTTAATTTTAATCTGGGCAACGTAATTAAATATGTTTCACGTGCTGGGCTTAAGGAGTCACAAGGTAAGTCGTTAGAGCTTAAGGCTATTGAGGATCTTAAGAAAGCACAGTTTTACATAAGTAGAGAAATTGCAAAACGTGAAGCTCTTATGACATCATTTGATAACGTGTCTATTGATGTGGAGGTTGACCCTTATGAAACTGATTAACATATTCCCTATAGGTAATTTATGTATGCATCATACACAGGATATGCACATGTTCTTAACACATTTAGTTGAGAAGTATCCTTTCTATGCTAAATTTGCAAAAGAAGTTAAAGGGTACAAGATTCTTGATAATAGTCTAATAGAGCTCGGAGGTTCTGTAGATTTACAGAGGGTGCTTAAGGCTGCTGAAAAAATTGGAGCAGACGAGATCATTCTTCCTGATGTATTCCAGAATGGCCCTGCGACTATAGAGGCTGTTAACGAAGCTCTTTCTGTACTCTATGAGCTGTATCCTAACCGCAGCTGGCCTTATAAACTTATGGCAGTTGCACAAGGAAAAGATGGAGAAGAGTGGCATGAGTGCTACAAGGCTCTTTTAGGACACCCTGATATTGATGTAGTTGGTATTCCTAAAGTTCTTGCAAAGATGCATCCAGAAGGCAGACCTTTCTTTGTAAATGAGTTATGTGATTTATATAGAAAACCTCATCACTTATTAGGTCTTTGGTACTCTACAACAGAATTTAATGATTACAAACATATTGATGCTATCCGTTCATGCGATACAGTGCTCTTAGGATATATGGCTAAACACGGTTTATCTTCACATGGTGTTAGACCTGATGGCTACACAGTTGATCTGGAGACAGATGTAGTTGATTATAACCGCATTAAAAACAACGATAATACAAGGAGACTACTGAAATGATGACTCCTGAAGTAAAAAGGTTAGTCGGGGCTATATGCCCTGACTTTCCTGAAGATAAACAAATTAAAAGCTCCCATGACCAGTTTTCTTGGTTCAGAATCATTCGTGCAACTAACACGTTAGTTATTCCACCTATCAACTTCGTAAAAAGTAACATGATGATGCTTGACAAGACTGTTGAGGCTATTTCGGCCTTCGCATACTGTGTGCAGAACGCTCCTGAGTATGATTGGGATAACCTTAATCTTTATGAAGCATCTACACCCGAGGACATTCTTAAGCTTCTCGCAGAAGTGCGAAGAGTTGCCCAGGGAGATGTTGCGCTCGATATCGAAACACGTCGCGTAGAATGGGAGGACAATAAACTCCTTTCTATTGGCTTCGCGACAGATGAAAATACATGTTATGCTATATACAATATTCCTATTTTTGGAGCTTCTGGAGAAGACATAGGATTCGGAGACAAACACGAAATAAAAGCAGTACGCGACGCACTGCAGGATTTGCTAGGGGCAACAGACCTCAATTTCATTTGGCACAACGGAAAGTTCGACTGCGGTAGATTGAAGTATTTGTGCAACCTAGATGCTCGTATAGATGATGATACAATGCTTATGCACTACACTAAAATTAACGAGAAACGTGGTACACACGGTTTGAAAGATCTCGGTCAATTGTATCTTCAGGCTCCTGCTTGGGATGACGAACTGGATAGAATCAAAAAGGAATGGTGTAGATCCAATAAAGTTAAGTTAGCTGATTTCAAATATGATGACATTCCAACAAGTGTATTAATTCCTTATATGCAACGAGATTGTATTGCTACTTATCGCTTAAAGCGTGTATTTGAGCGCCTTGGAAGAAAAGATGCAGATTTTATATATCGCAAGCTTATCGAAGCATCTAACGTATATATGCGCGTAGAATTAGCTGGTATGAGAATAGATATTGATTATCTCGAAGATTTAGAATATGAGCTTGAAAAAGATCTTGAAAAAGCAGGTAAGCATCTTGATGAAGTTGCTTCACGTATTTGGAACCCTATTGAATACGCTGCGAAGACAAAGGCAAAAGTAAAGGTTAATGAAAAATTTAATATTAAATCACCTAAACAGTTAAAGTGGATGCTTGAAGAAGTTTTAGGTTATCCTGTTCCTTCTACAGATGCAGCTACAATGAACATGTTACTGGAGGAAGTTGAAAATGGTGTTATTACAAATCCAATTGCTAGAGATTTTTTGGAAGCTATTGGTATTGTTCGCAAAGGCAGTAAGTACATGGATACTTATGTGCAAGGATTTCGCGAGGCTATGTGTCGAGACTTTAGAATTCGCGGTACATTTAATCTTCACGGTACTGAAACAGGTCGCTTGAGTTCATCAAGTCCTAATATGCAGAACATCCCACGTGATAAAAAAATTAAGAACCTAATGTGTGCAACTCCTGGTAAGATTCTTCTCCAGCTTGACTACTCACAGGCAGAGCTTCGAGTTCTCGCAATGCTTTCAGGAGACGAGTGGTTAACACAAGTTTACCTTGATGGTAAAGATTTACATGATGCTGTCGCAACTGATATGTTTGGACCTAACTTCGATAAGGAGCAACGTGTTATGGCAAAGACCATTAACTTCGGTATTGCTTACGGTAGAGGTCCGGGTTCTCTTGCGCAAACATTTAAGAAGTCAATGAATGAAGCACGTGCTATCATTGCTAAATGGTATAAGCCAATGCCTAAGGTTAAAGCTTGGATTGAAAATCGTAGAGCAATGGCATCAAGAGGAGAACAGTGTATAACTCCTTTAGGTCGTGAAAGACATTTCGTAGTAACTAATGAAAATCTTAACCATGTACAGAACGAGTATATTAACACACCTATTCAGAGTATCGCAAGCGACTTTACAATGTTCTCACTTATAGAAATCTATAACTGGTTGCACCAGGAAGGTTTACAGGACAGAGCGCAGATTATTACTACTGTACATGACTCAATCATTCTTGAGATTGATGACGATAAAGAACTTGTAGATTATTGTGCTGAAAATTGTACGAAAATAATGGCAGAGACTCCTAGCAAATATATTCCTGGCTGTGCTGTACCTTTTAAAGCAGACGCTGAAATAGGTTACGCATGGGGTAAACTCGAAGGTTGGAGAAAGGAGGTATCATAATGTTTTGGTTCGGTTATATATGTGGCTTCCTTAGTCTTATCATTTTAGCCATAATATGTAGTGACAAGAGGTGAATAATTATGAAGATGGATATAGTAGGAAAATATATACGTTTAACTAAAGAAGACTTCGAAGGTCCTATACAAGCAAACAAATTTCTAGGATGGAGACATGCTAGTAATAATCAAACATGGGACATCACAATCGAGGATAATATAGTAAATAGAATAATTCTAGGACTTGACACAGGCTTGGGGCAACCTACAGCGAAAGTTGCAAAAGTTATCAGCGGGGATAGTCGTTTAGAGAAGTACCAAGTTTGCGATGTAAACAAGATGGTTACTCTAAAGAATTGTCTTAACAGAAACCCTATGGGTTTAGGTAAGACAGTAGAAGCTATTACTACTGCTCGAATATTAAATGCTAAAAGCGTCTTGATAGTTGCACCTAAAATAGTAGCAAGTCAGTGGAGAGACCAGATAAAATTCTGGTGGCCTGAACGATCTGATGATGTATTTATCTTTGGTGCAAAGGATGCTAAAAAGCGTAAGGTTGAGAGAGGTAGTATCGTTATAATAAATTACGAGAAGCTACTGAATGAGAGCAATCTAAATAAGTTAAGACAGTTTAGTTGGGATGTTCTCATTGCTGACGAAGCTCATAAAATAAAGAATCATAGAAGTAAGAGAACAATAGCTCTTAAGGCAGTACCTGCTATATGTAGATACGCTCTTACAGGTACTCCTATACTAAACAAGCCAGATGATTTGTGGAGCATATTGCATTTTCTGGATTGGAGATTTTCGGGTATAAGTTACTGGAATTTTGTGAATTATTTTTGTGAAGTAGAGGATGGCTTCTGGGGTCGTAAGGTAACAGGACTAACTAGAATACCAGACAGAATAGAGATTCTGAAGAAGCTGTTAGATATAGTCAGTGTGTATAACACTGTAAATGTTGCGCAGGGAAAGACAGGGGAAACTGTTCGTCTTGAAATGACCTCTTCTCAGCGGAAACTCTACAAGGATATGAAAAATCTTGTACTTGAAGAATTGCCCGAAAATGCAAGTATAGCTAATGGTGCAGTATTAACTATACGTGTAATACAAGCTACTTCCTGGCCAGGATTATTTCTTGGAAAGGAAGAGCCTGGACCTAAGTTTGAATGGATATCAGCAATGTGCGAAGATAATCCCGACGAGAAATTCGTAGTGTTTACTCGTTTCGAACAGACAGCTAAAGCCCTTGGAGAATTTCTCAAAACACGTGAAATCAAATCTGTGCAACTTACAGGCAGTGTAAAAGACTTTGATAGAGAATTAAATAAACAACAATTTATTAAAGGAGATTCTCGTGTACTTATAGGTACAATAGCGGCTATAGGTGAAGGCACTGATGGTCTTCAGTACGCTAGCCATACAGCTATCTTTATAGATAGAGACTGGTCTCCTGAAATAATGAAGCAGTGCGAGGATCGTCTTAATCGTAGAGGTCAAAAATGTAAAGTTAATGTCTATGTTCTAGAATGTGAAAAATCATTTGACCAGCATGTAGGTAGAGTAAATCAACACAAATCAGATGACATTAGGGAGGCATTACAAAGAGATGAGTAAATACTGTAATGGATGTTCTTTTCTAAATATTGAGGAAGATGAGCAGGACCTCATAAAGAAAGAGAGGAAGGTTATAATTCCTCATATATGTTTAAAATATGGTGTCCAGGTAAGACATTTTCCTTATAAAGAGCCCTATATTCATCCTTATAGAAAATGTACCAAGGAGGAAAAATGAGTAAATTGATATTGTGTCTCGATCCAGGTGAAAGTACCGGATGGGTCTTAGGTACAGAAGAGAAAGCTATAAGAGGAGGAACCTGCAAGCGAAATCACTTAGAAGTTGCGAACTT